CTCCGAGTTACTTCCGTTTGTTTATCGATCCAAAATACAGGTCTAATCTAGCAAGCAAATCAGAACGCATCCCTTCAATGTTAGTAACTAGTCGCTGCTCTGTATCCTTGAGCTGCTGATTACTAACTTTATCCGTGTAGAGGAATAACACTCTACTCTCAAGTTCTTTGTTTTGTGTTCTGATATCTTGGATGACAAGCATACCAAGAGCCATCACTACAGAGAGAAGACCTATAGCAAATTTCTCCCATAAAGCTGTAATACGATTGTTAGCGGAGTCATCGGACATTATAGAGGGTTTCCTGAGCAGCTTTATTCTTACGGATAGCATCCATCTGTTTTTCCCACAAACCGATACACCCAACATTCCGATTCTGTGCAAGAGCTAGATCAATCAAACTCTCACCAGCAGGTTTTGCACGGCAAGGACTCACAAGAAGTGCATCACTCGGAAATACATTCACTGTCTGTGGGGTAGGTGGTACAATAGCCTTGTTTGAGCAGGCTGACAATGTTATCAGAAAGCAACCCATCATCAGGCAATACATTAGGTTTAAGATTTTCATTCTTAATGTTCTCTTGTTTGACTGCTACTGGTTTACGTAGCTTCTCAATATTGTCAGATACCACTTCAATTTTAGTTTGAAGATCCTTTTTACTAGCTTCAACTTCAACTACAGAGGCAGCGTCTTGTTTACACGATAAATCCCTTAACTTAAGGGACTTTTGCATATCAGAATTGACGTTAATAGCTTGGACTAGTGCTTGCTCAGCTATGATCTTATCGTCGTGTAGAGATAGAGAAAGCCAGCCCAAAGCAATGGTGCTTGCAGACAGTCCAATGATAATATAGAACATCCAGCTATTGAACATCCTCTTCATCCTCTTTCTGTTGCTTGATAAATCGCCCTAGAGCACCAAGACTAGCAACACCACCCATAACCAGTACAATGTAGAATGGACTCATATAAACAAGCCCCATTCCAAATGCTAGAGATAGACCATAAGCTAAGGCAATAAGAATGTTGGCGAACAGACTAAGGGCTGAGTATGAACGAAGCTGTTTTTTCCAGTCAGATATAATACTAGGTTTACTCACTTTTAGCTTCATTGGCTAAATCCTTTACTTCTTGTGGTACATCACCAATACACCATCGGTACTCCGCTGAAGCTCTGTTAACCAAGCCTTTGATAACAACCTTCTGTCCTTGCATATTTTTACCATAAACCCACTTAGTAAGTTCATCACAAACAAGGTTATGCTTTCCAGCATTGAAATACTTCAACATTGTGCTAGACTGTAAGTTACCAACACCTTTGTTAAAAGTGAAGTCTAGCATTGCTCCATATTCCCAATCTGACTTGAAAGGAACTTTAGCCACAGAGCGAAGTTGTTTATCATGTTTGATAAGGTCTTCAGCATACTTCTGAATACACTGGTCGTAGGTAAGTCTCTTACCAACCTTAACATCTGGACCTGTACTACCTAGACAGATAGTAGGAACACCACCAGTGTCTAGGTAAGTCTTCAGAACAGGTTGTCCATTAGGTGCCTCAGAAGGTGCTGTCATAAATGCACCCACTAATGCCAAGGAGCTGGCCAACCCAACCCCAAGAAGCTTTTTATACAAATTAGAGTTGGTGCTCATTTTTACTTACCCTCTAAAAGAAAGCTTATCAAGGAAGGTTAGATATCGCGTATCTGTATCTTCCACTTCACCAAGAAACTTAATAGCAGAGTCATCTTGTTTGCCACAGAAAACGGAAACAATAACCAGTTTTTGAGCAGTTGCGAATTGTACGTGTTTAGTCATAACCGCCTCAAATTGTGTATTCACTGATATTAGCTGTGGAGGACAATGCACCAGAGGATGTTGCTGTGGATAGGTAGATAACGCCTGTCTCAATAATATTTAACCTTGAGTATACACCACCAACCAAAGGTGCAACAACACCAGAGGGTGGAGACACAGACAGAGTTTGTCCTCCCACAGAGGCAGCGGTAGATGCCAAAGAAATACTTACCCCGGCTGATGCTGTCGATGAGCATGTCATTGTACCACTAATACTTTTAGCGATTAGTGGTACAATCGAGGCAATTGAAATTGCACTGTTAGTCTGGTTCACAGTTGTACTGACAATGGACGTAGGGGCAATACCAATATCACGTCCAACTTGGGCACCAACAACAAGCTGTGAAGAGGCATTAGTAGGCCAAGCACTAACAAGAGCAGAAGCTGTATAGCCAGCAGGCATGTTAGCACCAGAATAAACAGTGCCACTTGAAGTCGTCTGGTTACAAGCTAGAAGGGCTGACGCTGCTGTAGTTGGATTATAAATCAAATAAAGAGATACAAACCCAGAAACAGGAGCAATACCCGTGTCCATGCCGCCAGCACCAGTAGTTGCTAGGTTGATTGATTTGCTGACGGATGTAAGTTTATAAGGGAGTCCGTTCAATGCAGAGCTAACCACTACAGAATCAGCTGCCAATGAAGCGGTAGCTGCTGCTGTGGCAACAGACATCCGCAGGTTTTTGGACTCTCCTACAGCAGCCCCACCAAGTGATTGGGCGGTAACTAGCGCTGCTGGTGTAACAAATGCAATTTTCCAATAGGTGTCTGTTGTATCTGTTACTGGATTTTGACCAACACTGTCCGCTGTAGCTACATAAATATTACCATCACTGCCTTGAACATATGACCTCACACCATTAGTGGTGAAGTAATAATTAGAAGCAGCATCCCATTCACTAATACCTTTTTGGAACAAGTGAAGAATGGCATTATCTTGACGATTTTGTGACCAGTTCTCCCACTGGAAAGGAGGGACTTCAGCAGTCCACCCAGTTTGAATCTTAGTATTGCTCGGGGCCACAATAGCACCCCCCGAAGACCACAGATAAGTGTAGTCAGGTTTTGAGGTTTCCATAAATTAACTCACAGTTGTGGTGGTGTTTAAGATTTGCCATACAGTGCCATTACTGCGACAGCGCTTTGATCCGCCTGTGGCATCAGTCACATCAATTTCATATCCATTGTAGGTAGATGCACTTGGCAGGGTAGCTAGAGTGTACTGGCCGCACTTCACAGGCCCAGTAAATAATCCAACCACACAGTTCAGTTGAGAGAACTTCTCTGTTGTCCTTCCGAGTTGGTATACACTGTCTGTTTGTGGGTACATCCCGCCTGTACCGCTTCTGATGTGCATTACCGTGGTATATGTCCCCGCGCCGGTAGTGTCATGACTTACTTGGAAGTCATCACCCCCTGATGTGGATGCAAAACGAACCCCTTGACCTGAAGTGCCACCAATTGATCTAAAATCTACAGCTGATTTGCTGGCAAGTGTGTATGTACTCCCGTCAAGAATGATACCATCCCCCCGAGTAGTCTTATCCCCAACAACATTACCGGAGTATGTTGATCCGCTGACAATTGCAACACTAAGTTCAGCAGAGCGAGTCCCATGTAAAGTATTTGTGTTGAATATGCAGCTACTAGCTCTTGCCGTACTGCCGAACGAGAGATCTAAGCCGTACCTACCATTACCCGAAGAAGTGGAGTTATTTACAACACAAACTCCACCATATTCTCCTAGAACACCTGAGTTGGTGTTGTTCTCAAATCTTGCAGAGGTGGCTTGTATCATCCCACCAAGTGTGGCGGCTGCGCCATCTGAAGAGTTCTCAGAGACGATACCAGTATCAAAGACAATAGAGCTATTTTGACCTGCACTAATCCCACGTTGCCCATTACCAATAGCACAAGATGTGGAGGAGGAATAAATACTACCTCCAATATCAGAGATTACGCCATCAAGAAAGTTACCATTAGCTGAGATATGCTTGGCCCTGATACCACTTGCAGTTGATGCATAGAAACCGCGCCTCTTATTATTACAAGATGAGACGAAATCTCCGTAAAAAGATCCACCTAGTTCAGTTACAACACCTTGTTGATCAAACCCGTTGATGCCTACGTTTACACCACAAGATACATGGCCCGCAGACACACCATATGGGTTTACATTATCAACTTTACCATTCAGAGATATAGTTAAGGCGCCACAGATAATTCCGTGTGTGCCCTTTTCTGTCCCTGAGACATTTGCAGACAACCAATAATCATCGGAGTTACCCACAATCGCTACGTTATCCAGTAGGTCTATTCGTGAGCCTCTCACAACAAAACCATCTGAGTTTGAGAACTTCAGCATAGTTTTTAAGACGGATGAGCTGCTTGACGTGATAGTATTTGCTGGGAACGAAGCCTTCCGGCAAGTGTTGGTTACTGTAATCTGTGAGTTGGGACCGTCTACGTTAGTGATTTTCCAACAGCCGCGATGTACCTCTGGAACACCCGTGCCTCCAACCGTCCAAGTATGTAGGAAATCATTTAGAGAGATACCTGTGGTAGTGTTTACAGACAATATTACAGAATATGCCCCAGCAGTACCAGAGACACCTATTTGACCGGTAATTGAAATAGGTGTTGGAGTTTGACCAACAATCCTTACTCCGTTTGAGTTCAACCCGCTGGAAAATACACTAACTGGTGATGTAAGGTTGTGTGTCCCAGTCGTGAGAGTGATGGACAGTTTCCCATCTACCCTAATACGACTTAATAGTGCAAGAACGGCTGCACTATTAACAGTACCTGTCGTCACTAAGAAATCCCCGGCTGGGATTGTGATAACTCCTGTAGTGGCAGCTCCAAGAGTCAACAAAGCAGTTTCATTATTAAAAACACCATCGCCAATACCACCATATTGGGTGAGGGAGTAGAATCTTACAAGTGAAAGCTCTACAGCATCCAACCTACTGTCTATAATTGCAGGAGTATCAATAGCGTTTAAAGCTGTCCCATTAAATTGATAGGTCTGCCCACTAACCCTATCAGTAACAACAAACCATTTAGGAGTTGGGCTAGAGTAACGCTGACCATCAACATCAAAATAAAGGCGATTGTCAAGGGTAAGGAAATAAGCTTTACCATTTACAATAGCTGGCAGACTCCCAACAATACCGTCGATGTTGCGGTCAAACAGATAGGAGAACTTAACCAAGTTCGCATCCATATCATCGTTCCAACCCGATGAGCCATAAGGCCAGCCAAAGTTAGCTTCTACGAAGGGAGAGATTTCAGCAGCCATATATTTTATTCCTTAATTCTTTATCAAAATGTGTGCTAAAGCAATGAGGCATATACCCCACCATCACCAAGTGTGAAATCACTATCACCGTACCCAATACCGTACCCAGCACCATAACCATAAGTACCAGATAGTAAATCTCCATAACCTTTGGCTCCCGGAACACCCTGGAATGCAAAGGCACCCCCAGAAATATATGTTCCGTAGTTAACTCTTACACCAATTGGTTTGGGGACAAACCTTGAAGGGTAGCCGCTTGAATAACTTACATAAGTGAGGAGGACAGTTTCAAAATTACTCAACTCTTTACCAATAAGAAGGGTGTAAGCAGCATCACCTTCTTCAATCAATTGGTTATGATCGCTTCCAAATACGAAGTTGATAAAGTCTAGAATCTGGTTAGGTGTAGCGTTAGTATTATTCTTTATAATCTTGGCTTTGATGAAAAGCCTATATTGATCATCTGTTAAAAGTGTGTTACCAGCAAGAGGCTCATCAACACCTCTGTACAGGCCTCCAACTGCTGAATTGTCTAAGTCACCAAAAGATTGTGCATTTGGATAACCAAGATACGCAAAGTATGTCAGCAGAGCTGTGTCAATAAGCTCTCTTGGTTGACCAACAATATCACCAACAATATCTAACTGAGCACCTGTAGCAGTGTCAATGGAACGATCTTGCATTAATTGCCTGAAGACTTCTTGAAGTTCTATCTTCCCACCGAGGAGGAGTTGGAGGTACTTGTCGAAGATAACTCCACCGGATTGTCCATCGTCGTCTAGCATAAATTGTTGCGTGACACGAGAGCGTGCAACGGAAAGGTAATCTTCTATATTAAACTCATTGCTCGCCATAGAAGGTTCCTTAAGATATAATGATGTTCACAGAGCTAATGCTTGCAATGCTATCAAATGGGATGCTAATATTGGTTGTTCCAACAGGACTTGGTGAAGTGCCAATCTTCAAAGATACAACTTCATGACCGGGGATAGAATTTATTGGAGTATACAAACGGCTATAAATAACATCATCGCCTGTGCCTAAGTTATCAG